GCTCAACTACAAAAGCTGCGAAATGATCGCAGATGACCTGTATCTACAAATTGCCGATCGGTATCCCAATCGTGCAGTGTGGATTGAGGTTGCCGAAGATGGTGAAAACGGCGCCCTCATCAAATACGAAACTCACCGCCCTCATCAACTAATTGCTATCTAAAGGAAACAAAATGGCAAAACCCAACTTCAAACCCAATTCTCGCGTACAAGAGATTTTTGAAGATCTTGAGAAGCTCCTGGAATTCTGCCAGGACTATGGCTATCGTTACAACGAAGCCGACTTGTATAACTTCAAGAGTTATGCATGGCAACAATATACCAAATATGCTCAAGGCAAAAATGCCAAGAACATGTGGGATGAAGACACTCGCAGACTTGCTGGGAGATTCTAATGAGCGGTGCCGCTCGAGACCCGGATCAAGCAGACTTTGATCTAGAACGCTTTATCGACATGTTTGATGAAGCTATTAACAGCAAAGACGAACGTGTTATGAACGCACTACGCAGTCTCATGATGATTGTGACCTTGACTCGCCCTGAGAGCAGAGACAGTGGTGTACACGGTCGCAATGCAGGGCCGCTGAGAAGATTGTACGAGGATGTCAATCATCTAAATAGACGGTTGCATGATGTTGAAGATACCGTTCGTCGCATGCAAAGACCTGCTATGGAACAAAAAGAATATAGTTGGACCGACCATGAAATGTATTCTATGGCAACCGCCAGTAAAATGGCCCAACAGATTGATCAAGACCTCACGAATACGCTGAAGATCAAAGCAAAAGGACTTTATCACAAATGAGAAAACTATTCTACATGGGACTTGAGTCCTATGAAGCTCGCTACACACTACAACTCACAGAGTGGAATCGGCGTGTGTTTGAACGCCGTGGTCTAGACGTTGTTTATGTGCCCGGCAACACAATCGACAACACACAGGCTATCTCAGTGGGACAGGTGTTGGACGCACATGGTCGCAGTTACTTTGCCATGAGCCAGATGATGAACCTGGTTCAAATGATGAAGAACGGCGAAGTCACAGAGTCTGATGTGATTTACTTTGAAGACATGTTTCAACCGGGCTTTGAAAGTCTTGGCTATATCATGAATCAGATTCCTCCTGGTCATTGTCCCAGAATCTTTGTGCGTTGTTTGGCACAGGCCATTGACCCCGATGACTTTGTGCATGTTTGGGGTTTGCAGAAATGGATGAACTTGTATGAGCATATGGTCAATGAAATGGTTGCGTTCTCTAGTGGAGCCGTTCTGGCAACCAACGAGGAAATGGTGGCTCACATGCGGATTGCTGGCTGGACTGCTCCAATCTACAACATTTCCGGCTTGGCATTTGGAAAGGAAGAAGTTCTTGGCCGCATTGGAGGTAAAGAAAATATCAAACCGTTTGAGCAGCGTACCCGGAGGGTGGGTTTCGCAGCTCGCTTTGACCAAGAAAAGCAACCTGGCTTCTTCATGGACCTTGTTGAAGAATACCATAGCAACGCCAGCGAACCTTGTGAGTTTGCAATATACAGTGGCGGACCTCTCAGAAGCAACAATTCAGCGTATGTTGAACGTGCCCGCTATATGGAGGCGCAAGGGACGCTCAAAATCTACGACAACCTGAAGAAAGACGATTACTATGCTCTTGTTAACGATACTCGTGTGCTGTTTAATTGTGCTCTTCAAGACTGGGTCTCTAACACAGTTTCCGAGGCTGACACTCTTGGTTGTAACGTATTATATCCTGCTTATCGTAGTTTCCCCGAGACTTTTGCCAACGATCCAGACCGCCTATATGTCCCTTGGTCAATAGACGATGCTTACCTCAAGCTACAAACATTACTGGAAAAACCACATCACAACATGGGCCTCATTAGTGATTGGAATAACGGTACTGTTGATCGGATTGTTGATATTATTGAAGGTGCGGGTGAGCAATGGAATCGTGCAGGCAATCGCTATCGTGACCACGTTGCTGGCGCAAAGTATCACTTCAAGGATTAAACTATGAACGAACACTTCAAAAGTCAGTTAGAACAAGGTGCTAGAGAAATGTTTTTCTATGGCTTAGAACGACAGGAACCATTCACAGTAAGCATTATGAGTCACAAGGGCACACTAGACAGTTTTCCTACTAACTTAGAATATATTAGGCACCTTTCTGAAAGCATGCCACTGTTCAAGGAAACAGAATGAGCAAGACAGTATTAGTAACAGGAGCCTCTGGATACATTGGGGGACAAATTAGCCTGCTGCTCAAAGACGCAGGGCACAAGGTAATTGGAATAGATCGACGTCAGTATCCATCAAACTTGTCAGGTGTGTTTGATCGATTTGTACGCAACGACTTTGCCAGCGACGCTGCGCTAAATGTGTTGATACAAGAACGTCCGGATGCTGTGATACATTGTGCTGCCACCAGCTTGGTTGGTCCCAGCATCGAACATCCTGACGACTACTACAACAACAACGTGGTCAAGACATTGAAGTTGTTGGATATTGTTTGTCAGGCCATACCCAAAACTCGAATAATCTTCAGTTCCAGTGCGGCAGTATACGGAACACCTATCATGACTCCTTGTCACGAAGTGGATCCTAGAGAACCAATTAGCCCTTACGGCGAAAGCAAAATGATGATAGAAACTATAATGGCCAGTTATCATCGTGCTTACAAATTGGATTACGTTGCATTTAGATATTTCAACGCTTGCGGTGCTGACAGTCAAGGTCGGCATGGACAAGAAAATGGTGCCACCCACATTGTGGGTCGTGTGTTAACAGCCATAAGAGACAACACTGTTTTTGAACTGTTTGGCAACGATTATCCCACAGAAGATGGCACTTGTATTCGCGATTACATACATGTAGAAGACATTGCTCGAGCTCATTTACTGGCACTGGATTCCAAAATACCTGCTGGCATTTACAATCTTGGCACCAATCAAGGCACCAGCAATCATGAAATACTCATGACTGCCCAACAGGTAACCGGAAAACTTCCACAAGTTCAAGTTGGTCCTCGAAGAGAAGGTGATCCGGCTGCTCTAACTGCTAGCTCAACCAAATTTGATATGATTGCCGGCAATTGGCGACATTGGACCTTGCCAGACATGATTTCCCATGCATGGAAATGGTATAACCGTTGACACGCAGGTCTAAATATCGTACAATTACACAAAGACATCCACGTCTAGAACTCGGAGTAAAAATTGACAGACAATAGCTTAAATTTATCACAAGTGATTCGCAAACGCCTAACTGATGCCGGAGCACGTTATTGGGCAGGCGACAACATTGCAGACTACATCACAGACAAAGAAAAGGATATGTTAGTGGATGAGCTAACAGGCAAGTTTGAAGGAGTGCTGGACAGCCTAATCATTGATCGACACACTGATCCTAACTCAATGGGCACAGCACGACGACTGGCCAAGATGTATGTGTATGAAATTATGGCAGGTAGATATGAAGAATCCCCGAACGCAACTGCATTTCCCAACGACACAGAAGGCAAGTATGAAGGCATGTTGGTCGTTCGTTCAGAACTCAAAAGTATGTGTAGTCACCATCATCAACCTGTATCGGGTGTGGCATACATTGGTATTATTGCAGGACCCAAACTTATCGGACTATCAAAGTATTCGCGTATTGCCCAATGGTGTGCTCGTCGCGGCACGTTACAAGAAGAGCTTTGTATGGACATTGCTCGGGAAATTGAATTCGCAACTGGTTCAAAAGACGTTGCGGTCTATATCCAAGCCACCCACGGTTGCTGCGAGAATCGTGGTATTATGGCACACTCTAGTCTTACCCAGACGACGGTTCTACACGGCGCCTTTAAGGCCGATGCGTCAGTTAAAAAAGAATTCTTCGACAACGTAAAACTCCAACAAGAGTTTGCCCCACGATAAGGAAACAACCATGGCAACCCGAGCTTCAGCAAAAAGCAAGTCCAGCACCAGCTGGCCAAAGATTGAAAAAGGCACACACTTGACAGTGAAAACTTTCGAAGATGGACGCACAGAACTTGAATGGGATGATGCAGCACTGGCTAGAGAAGTGCAGGAAGCAATTGACGCTTACGAACTTGACCAGCTGAAGCCTGCGGTAAAAGCCAAGGCTGCAACTCGCAAGAAAAAGGAAAAGTAATGTCCAAAGTCTATCGCATTACTCCACTGGAGAAAAAGAGTATTGCTATCACGTATGAAATGTATCGAGAAAATGCTGACAACAGCATCAGCTGGTTCAACATCGAAGACCACTATCGCTGGGGGCAGGGTTTTATTGATGAGGATATGAGCATTAACTTGCCTTACAAAGACAGCAAAATAAGTTACTGTAATCCAACATCGGGATGGGGCGCTGAACTAGACGACAGCGTTGCTTGTAATTTTGAATTCAGCGACGATATCTCAGCAGAAGAACAACAAGCTATCGAAGATGCATACTACGAAGGTGGCGCTGGTTGGTTATACGATGGCAACCACGAATGGCAAGAAGAAGATTCTTACATCACTGTTATGGCGCCGTTCAAAGTTGACTTGTGCGAAGCAGATGGTACAGTAGTTACAGAAAACGTTGAACTTGAATCAGCACCAAAACCCACCGGACAAACTGCGTCAGCAGCTTGGCCTTTCCCAACTTAATAGGAGTATGATATGGCTAAACTAAAAAAACTTTCAAAAGTAAATGAATCGATCACTATCAATCGTTACGACAACGGTTGGATGATTGAAATTGGCGGGCGTGACGACGATAACGATTGGAAGAACACAAAAACCTTGTGTAATACCGAAGATGAAGTACTTGCCCTTATCAAAGAGTGGAATTCTATGGAGATTGATAACTGATGTTTACTACCACTACCTATCGTACAGCCGCAGAAGTTAATTCTGCAATGGGCCGTGTTTATGCTCACATGAGCTTGGCTATTATTACTTCAATGATTGTGAGTTACATTGTGGGCACATCACCTGCACTGTTACAATTCTTCTTTGGCTCTTGGATCAAGTGGTTGGTGATCTTTGCACCACTGGCATTTATCTTTGCCATTCCCGCACTGCTTGAGAGCAACATAGGACGAACAGGAAAAGCACTGGCCTTGCATGCGTTTGCGGCACTGATGGGCTTGAGCTTTGCCACTATCTTTGCTGTGTATACCATGGCGTCTATTATGGAAGCATTCATGGGTGGCGCAGTGTTGTTTGGTACCATGAGCTTTTACGGTTATTTTACCAAACAAAGCTTGGATAGTGTGGGTAAGTTTTGTTTCGTGGGTTTGATTGCCATTGTGATTGCCAGCATTATCAATATCTTCATTGGCAGCTCTGTGATGCAAATGGCGATCAGTGCTATCGCTATTGTGATCTTCTTGGGTCTCACAGCTTACGACACCCAGCAAATCCGTGAAATGGTCAGCGAAGGTGATGCTGGCGACGGTGTGGAGATTGCAGGTGCATTGACCTTGTACTTGGATTTCATCAATTTGTTCTTGAGCTTGCTACAATTGTTTGGTAATAAAAAGGACTAATCATGGCATTTTGGACTGTTAAAACTTACCACAAAAAGAACGTAGAACAGCACGATCATTTTTTGCGGCGAAGCGGAGCCGGCAAGATCATTGTAAAAGATGGTTTTCGCTGGGCTGAGTTTAGAGTGGAAACAGATGACGAATAACGTATTATGACGCTGACTTCAAAACTCAAACATCACAACTTGGAAAAGAAAGCCGAAGATGAGTCCAAGCGCCAGACTGAATTAGACGAGTATCGTCGTCGAGCAATGGAACAATGGTTTGAAGATGCCAGTTGCACTGGCGGCAGTTTGGCAGAACAACAGGAAACCAACAATGACACTAAATGAAGCAAAGAAGCAAGGTATCGCACCCTGGGATGATCTTGTTTGGCAGGATTTCCATGTTGCTGTTTACAGAGATAGGTATCCTGTCACTGTGGGACATCTGTTGTTTATCCCCCAAGAAAACACACCGGGATTGATTCACGAAGCATTTACGTCTGCTTTGTTTGAAGGCAACAAAATGGTCAACGCCGGCGACTGCGAAGGCTACAACATAGGCATGAACGTGGGTCAAGTTGCAGGTCAAACTGTGATGTACCCACACGTTCATCTTATTCCTCGACGCACAGGCGACTGTGCTGACCCTACCGGTGGCGTACGAGGTGTTATATTTGGGCAACAGAACTACAAAGCTACAGGCTATCAAAAACCCAACTAAATATTCTTTTAAGTAGTTAAAATGTTGTTTACCAATATCATCATGTGTGTTTTGTTGTATTATCAGGTCACTATGCCCGCAGTGCAAAACGGAAAATACCATCCTGCTGAACTCAATGGTAAGCTGTACATAATGAACACACAAGATGGCAAGATTGAAAAAATCTGCGATGAAGATTTGCAATGCAAACAATCTAAATAAATTCAGCGGCCTGTCCGGCATCATCCCGCTATACAAACTCTGCTGCCTATGCTATAATATCATAGGAGGACAATATGGCAAAATACTCATACGAAGACTGGCGAAAGCAAAACACAGTACAAATATCAACCAAAGCGTTTGATGGTTTACGCAATATAGGCATAGATGCTACCGAAGAAGTAGAAGCCGCAATGCGAAGCGAATACGAAGGTTACCTAAACTATCGTCCAGCAATTTCATATCAATACACAAGCACAAAAGAGTATCACGATGCGTTTCCCTGTGCATATCGCCAGTGGCGTGCTGACAGTCACTGCAATCTGATCCACGGCTACAGTTTTTCAATGAAGTTCTATTTTGGTACCAACGACCTAGACGTTCGTAACTGGGCTGCTGACTATGGCGGATTGAAAGACTTGAAGAAGTTATTAGAGGATATGTTCGACCACACATTGATTGTGGCACAAGATGATCCTGAAATGGAAACATTCAATCTATTACAAGAAAAGAACATGGCTAAGATTGTAGTATTACCTAAACTAGGCTGCGAAGGCCTAAGCGAAATGCTTTACAAGTATATCAATGGATGTTACATTCCTGACCTGTGGGGCCCAGGCGAGGCTGCTCGTTTGTGGTGCTATCGTGTTGAAGTTCGCGAAACACAGGCCAATATGGCCTTCCGCGAAGGACACCGTGAATGGAACGAGGACCTATTTGCATGAACATCGAAACTGTTGAACTTGTGGAAATTTTGCCTACTAAAATTTGGGCCGACAAAGATATGTTTGGAACTGTACATATCAAAATGCAACATCAAGGCATGGATGAATTTGACTTTGTTCAAATCCAGTATAACTATGCTTACACCAGCAACGCTCATCAACATCAATTGACACAAGAAATATTAAAACTGTTGGGCGCAGACAACAGCAAAACCGAATCTAATTAAAAAGGAGAAAACCATGTTAGATAAACTCTTAAGCGGCGTAGACCGAGCATTAGCATACAAGTTGATGTTGGCACACATCATCATTATTGCAATTTCAAACTACATTGTTCAATTCAAGATTGATGTGTTTGGTAACCCACTCAGCGTGGCAGCGTTTACATTTCCATTGGTGGTTGTGTTAACTGACTTGACTGTGCGTTTGCTAGGCAAACAAACTGGTCGCGCAGTTATTGCCTTGGCATTCATTCCTGCCATCATTGTTAGCATTTTGATTGTGCTAGCGGGCGGCGCTCCAGAATCTGTGGCATTCCGTATTGGCCTCGGATCTGGCATGGCCTACTTCATTAGTAACTTGCTAGACGTTTATGTGTTTCAATACTTCCGCGAGAAGTATACCACATGGTGGATCGCTCCTACTCTAAGTAGCATTGTGAGCACATTCATTGATACGTTCACTTTCTTTGGTGTGGCATTTGCAGGCGGTGCTGACGAGTTCATGCGCGACAACTGGCATATTGTGGCTACCAACAACTCAATCAGCAAAATCATTGTTAGCTTGATTGTTATCCTTCCTGCTTATGGTGTACTATTGAGTTACTTGCAGAAAAAGGTTGCCTCACAGGATGACAGCAACATTATCAAAAGCAGCAATTAATCTATGAATAAACCAGAATTTAACATTGCAATTTTGTTGCCCACTCGTGGAAGAGCCGCGAGCTTGGAACGCAGTATTCGCAGCTTGGTGGAAAACGCCGACGATATCAGCACTGTTCAATTTATGTTTGGGTTCGACGACGATGATTCAGTTGGCGTCGAACATTTTACTAACGCAGTCCAACCATATCTCGACCAGCATGATATTTCTTACACTGCCATGAGCTTCAAGCCCATGGGCTATATTCGTTTGAACGAGTATGTAAATGAGTTGGCTCGAAATTCAGACGCTCAATGGCTGGTGTTTTGGAATGACGATGCTATCATGCACAGTGCTCATTGGGATACTGACATCTACAAATACACTGGGCAGTTCAAGGTGCTGGCGTTTGATACCCACAACAAACACCCTTACAGTATTTTCCCCATTGTTCCACGTGAATGGCTGGATCTGTTGGGCTATCTAAGTCCGCATCAGATCAGTGATGGCTGGATCAGCCAACAGGCCTATCTGCTGGATATCATGGAACGAACTGATATCAGCGTTGAACATGATCGATTTGATCTCACTGGCAACAATCACGACGAAACCTATCAGAACAGACCCATGCTAGAAGGCAATCCAAGTGATCCTAGAGATTTCCATCACACTGATCAAATACAAAAACGCCACGAAGATGCAGCAAAAATAGCCCAGTATCTTGAAAAGGAGCGAGGCGTTAGCATGAAGTTTTTTGCTGACGTGTTCCGAGGCACTCAAGACCCTTGGGAAAAACTCAAGATCAACGACGTCAACAAACAGATGATGCAGTTTCAAAACCCTAACCTTATGAAATTTTAATATGACCACAGCTTTGTTAGAAACACAAATCAAAGACTACTGGAACCGCCAGCCTTGCAATATCAAGCACGGCCAAAGTGAAGTAGGCACACCGGCATTCTTTCACGAAGTCAGCGAACGGCGATACCGCGTAGAACCGCACATTCCTGCATTTGCTGAATTTGATGCTTGGCGAGGGCAACGTGTGTTGGAAATCGGTTGCGGTATTGCCACCGACGGTGAAGAGTTTGCTAGATTTGGTGCCAACTATGTAGGCATCGATTACAGTGACCAAAGTGTAGAGTTGGCTCGCCGTCGGTTTGAAGTACTGGGTTTATCTGGAGAATTCCACAACATTGACGCCAGTGACAGCAAAGCGATGAGCAGCCTTGGCACTTTTGACATGGTTTACAGCTTTGGTGTGATCCACCACTTTCCTGCTATCGAACAGATTATCAGCAATGTTCACAGTGTGCTAGTGCCCGGCGGCGAATTCCGTTTCATGGTCTATGCTAGAAATTCTTGGAAGTATGCCATGATACAAAAAGGCCTTGATCAGTTTGAAGCACAGGATGGTTGCCCTTATGCAAGAGTCTTTTCAAATGAGGAAATAACTGGCCTTTTAGGTGAACAATTTGAGGTTGTTGACTTGCAACAGCGGCATTGTTTTATGTATAATGTAGAAGCGTACAAACAAGGTCGTTATGAGCTTGAGCCCTGGTTCGCTGCAATGACAGAAGAACATCGCGACGCTATCAAGCAACACCTGGGTTGGCATCTATTGGTAACAGCAAAGAAAATATGAGCAAAATTAAAGTAGCAGAACTATTCTATTCCATCCAAGGCGAAGGTCGATTCATGGGTGTGCCCAGTGTGTTCTTACGCACATTTGGGTGCAACTTCAAGTGTGCAGGGTTCGGTATGCCTCGAGGCGAACTCAGTACAGAAGCAGACAATGTTGATCCTGCTCTATATAAAGAATACAAATCTTTGCCATTGGTTAGTACAGGATGTGATAGTTATGCCAGCTGGGACCCAAGGTTCAAACACCTGTCGCCTTTGTTGAGCACAGATGCCATTGCTGATGCCATTGTGGATACGCTACCTTACAAAGAGTGGAAAGATGAGCATCTAGTTATCACAGGTGGCGAACCACTGCTGGGCTGGCAACGTGCTTATCCAGACCTGTTAAACAATGTCAAGATGTCGGGTCTTAAAGAAATTACTTTTGAGACTAACGGAACTCAGCCATTGTCTCCAGAGTTTAAGAAGTATCTGCAAGAATGGAGTCGCTGGCACCATCGCGAGATTACATTCTCAGTAAGTGCTAAACTGCCATGTAGTGGCGAGCGTTGGGAAGATGCCATTTGCCCAGAGATTGTTGTTGAATACGAAGATGTGGGCACAGCGTATTTGAAGTTTGTCATTGCCACCGAACAAGATTTTGCCGATGCTGAGTGTGCTATTGCTGCATATCGTTCAGCAGGATTCAAAGGTCATGTTTATCTAATGCCTGTGGGCGGTGTGGAAAGTGTGTACACTCTAAACAACAGAGCAGTGGCCGTCATGGCAATGAAAGCAGGCTTGCGTTACAGTGATAGACTACAGGTACCGTTGTTTAAGAACGAATGGGGGACCTAATGTATCTTGATGGGATATTTGATTTTTTTAAGAAAAAGTCCAAGGCTGCTGCCAAGGATCACGGACTACCGGATCCCAACAAGGTTCCACCAATGCCCAAAGTAAAGGCACCTGCCAAGACTGAAAAAGAGCTAGCAACTGAGCGCGGCGAACCTTGGGTGCAAGTATTAAGCATTGATGTGGATCCCAATAACTTACATCAAGGTGCCTTTGAGCTTGACTGGAACGAGATTTTCGTGGCCCGATTGGTCAAGGCAGGTTATATGTTAAAGCGTGAAGATACAGATGCTGAGATCGTAGATCGCTGGTTCCAAAACGTGTGTAGACATGTTGTGATGGAAACATGGGAACAGGAACAAGCCATCAAAAAGAGCTACGGCAGTCAGTACATTCATGACCGAGACATCGGAGATGGACGTAGAGAAGTATCATGATTTTTAATCACATCAAACGACTCAAACAAGAAGGTAAACGAATTGGCATCACATTCTCCACTTTCGATATGCTCCACGCAGGGCACATTGCTATGCTCTCGGAAGCCAAGAATCACTGTGACTACCTCATATGCGGGCTCCAAACAGACCCAACTATCGATAGGCCTGAGACTAAGAATCGCCCGATACAATCTGTTGTGGAGCGACAGATACAGTTGGCAGCATGCCGTTATGTTGATGAAGTTGTTGTGTACCAAACCGAACAGGATCTCGTTGACCTTTTACTGATCCTGCCTGTGGATGTGCGTATTCTAGGTGTGGAATACAAAGACAAGAATTTCACTGGCAGAGACGAATGTGACTTTAGGGGCATTGAATACATATTCAATTCAAGAGATCACTCGTTCTCCAGTTCAAGCCTACGCAAGCGTGTGGTGGCTGCAGAAACCTACAAGGTGCTGAAAGATGGAACCTCTTAAACCGCCTCCAACATACAAAGTTTACACTGTGATCAAACAAGCAGGCATGACCATGAGCTATGTGTATGTGTCTAACACCAATCCCATAAACTATGGGCCCGGTTTTTATGGTACCAGGCACGAAGCTGAACAGGCTCGCACATTTGAACTGCTCAAAGACACAGGTACTACAAAATCTCAGTATCATGTGTTTGAGTTAGAAGTTCCAAATCCCGCATACCAAGAATAATTTTATGGAAATTTATACCATTTTCCCCACAGTAGTTACTCAGTTTGAGTTGGGTCGTGCGTTCACAACTCAAGAAACAAAATGCATCGCAAAAATTGAATCCAACTCAAGAGCAAACATAGGAAACAAACGAAGCATCGATAGTTACGTACTCAATGAACCAGATTTGTCTGATATAAAAGATTTCTGTTCCAAAGCTGTGGTTGAGTATGCCGAAGTGGTCCTTGGAATTCAAAATCCACAACAGCTCAAAATCACCCAGTCTTGGCTTAACTACACACAAAAAAATCAATTCCATCATCGGCACCGACATGTAAACAGCATGATATCCGGGGTATTTTACTTCAATGCTGATGTTAATGTGGATAAAATTTATTTTTTCAAAGAACAGTACGATCAGATCAGGCAAGAAGCTACAGATTGGACTTTGTTAAATGCAGAGAACTGGTTTTTCACTGTTGGTTCTGGTTTTTTGCTGTTATTTCCTTCGAGACTCGAACATGCAGTTGAAAAAGTTGAGTACGAAGGTACTCGAGTAAGTCTATCATTTAACACTTTTATAGATGGTACCATTGGAAGCGAATTCAATAGCACTGAACTAAAGTTGCAGTTAACCTGACTATTTTGGTAAAATCGCCATTGCTTTTATATTGTTTTTGTGTTACAATAGGTTATCTATCCTAAAAATTTGCGATGAAATACTTACTACTTAGAGACACAGGTACTACAAAATCTCAGTATCATGTGTTTGAGTTAGAAGTTCCAAATCCGGCCTGCCAAGAATGACCGACGAAAACAACTCTGCCAAAGGGAGGAGTAGCTTTGACATAGCTACCGGAAACACTCTTGTTAACTTTTTTAACAGGAACATAACTCCTTATGCCACAGAAGCAGGTGGAGTCAAGTTTGACTTGGTGCCTGTGGAAAAGCAAAAAGACATCATGGTCAATGTTGCCAGGATGCATGCCGAGCAAGAATATAACAGGATCATGGAACTGGTTGCTGTGCTTCAAAAGCAAGCTGCGGATATCAAACGCAGATTGGACATCACCGACATGGTGCATGCTGCCCAATACGATTTCCAAGTGTACCACGGCAATGTCTATTGGTTGCTAACAGACACTCGAGCCAATTGCACCCGTTTGAGCATCATGGGACCCGGGGATTGGAACACTGGTTGCCCTGAACATTATGAATATGTGTGCCAGGTAAAATGGTTAGGTGACTATACCTGGATCGAAGTTGCCTGACAATTTCGGTAAACTACCGGTTGATTTTGGCACAGCTTTTTGTTATAATACAGCACGTTTACTAATTTATTTTCTCAATGAAATACCTGCTAATTGACACTGCCAACACCTTTTTCCGTGCTAGACACAGTGCTCATCGCGCCGCAGATTCGTGGACCAAAGTGGGCTTTGCTTTGCATGTCACGCTGATGAGTGTGAACAAAGTGGCCCGGCGTTTTGGTGCCGACCATGTTATTTTCGCACTGGAAGGTCGTAGCTGGCGCAAGGATTTTTACAAGCCTTACAAGGCCAATCGAGCTGTGGCCCGTGGCAAAATGAACGAAACTGAGCAAGAAGAGGACAAGCTGTTCTGGGAAACCTATGATGAGCTCACTAAATACTTGACAACAAAAACAAATTGTAGCGTTATCCGGCACCCTGAAGCTGAAGCGGACGATGTTATTGCTCGCTGGATCGCACTACACCCCCAAGACGAACATGTGATTATTTCCAGCGACACAGACTATGTGCAGCTGGTGGCGCCGAACGTAAAACAGTACAATGGTATTACCGATGAACTTATTACCCTCGAAGGCATCTTTGACGACAAGGGCCGTGCTATCAACGATAAGAAAACTAAACAGCCAAAAGCCGCTCCGGATCCTGCCTGGCTGCTATTTGAAAAGTGCATGCGTGGCGACACGTCAGACAACGTATTCAGTGCATATCCTGGAGTTCGCGAAAAGGGCACAAAGAATAAAGTTGGTCTCCGTGAGGCCTTTGCTGACCGAGACCGTAAAGGATACAATTGGAACAACATGATGCTCCAACGTTGGACAGACCACAACGGAGAAGAGCATCGTGTGTTGGACGACTATGAACGAAATGTCACCTTGATTGATCTCACTGCACAGCCCGACACAATCAAATCTGCTGTGGATCAAGCAATTTGCGAACAAATCAGCCACAAAGACGTGGGCCAAGTTGGTGTTCACTTCATGCGTTTTTGTGGCAAGTTCGAATTGAATAAACTGTCTGAGTCAGCTGGTCAAATCAGCAACTGGCTCAATGAAACTTACAAAGGAGTATTAGATGATCGTAGCAAAACCAGTAATAGCCAACCAGTTTTGGATTCTCAAGCAGAATAACCAAAAGATAGGCAACATCCAAGTTGCAGCCGATGGCAGTTACGAAGTAAAAATACTGGATCGTGTAAACACTTACAAAACAATACCTATGGTTAGAAAAGCCATTGGCATTGAATTTGAACCAGCAGAAAAGAAAAGCAAATCTGCAACTGACAATGTGCATGGGTTTCCCACTGGGTGCAGAGCTCACAACGGCATGTGGGATATCAAGCGCAAGTTACCGCTGTTCACCAAACTCAGCAAAAGCAAATCATGGTTTGCTGCTGGCTGGTATCAAGTCAAGCAACACCGCAACTGGAAAATCGTACAAAATCCCAAACTGATCGTGCTAGAGCGTTATGCCTATCGCGGCCCATTTCAAACCAAGGAACAAGCAAATGACCAATCCGTTTCGTGATCAAGAGAAATTTATGAAAGCTTGTGACCAAAGTGTCACAGGCGACGAAGAACAATTTAAGATGTATGTCAAACTTATTGACGAAGAAGTAACAGAGCTCAAGGAAGCAATTGCTGCCGGCGACGAGTTGGAAATACTCGATGCATTAGAAGACATTCTTGTTGTAACTATCGGTGCCATTCACAGCAAAGGCGCAGATGGCGAAGGTGGCTGGAAAGAAGTCATGCGTACTAACTTTGCCAAGATCGACCGAGAAACAGGCAAGGTTCGCAAGCGTGAAGACGGCAAGGTCTTGAAACCTGTGGGCTGGACAGCGCCAGACCTAAAACCGTATCTTAAAAAAACGCATCCATTTAACAAATTCTCATGAGCCTTCACATTAACCGTTTTATTGATTTAATCAAAGCACAAGAAGTTCGTGGTGGTAGGGATATCACTATGAGCTTGCGTGATGCCAAAGATTTACACACCGACATAACCAAATTGCTGTTGGCCATGGAGTCCATGCGCGAGCAACTGGTTGTTCAAAACAGTGTGATTCAGGTGGAAGTTTCAGGTGGAAGTTTCAAAAACTGAGCAGTTTATGGTCATAAATAAACTGGGAGTTTAATATGTCGAGACCCAAACCACAAGTGCTGGTTGAGCACACCAACAAACAAACTTACAAGACCGAGCAAGTGCTGGCGTCGGAAGGGGTGTGGGCTGTGTTCTTTGACGGCAGTCCAATAAACCTCAAAACGTCCAACATGCTCACACAGTTTCCTGGACCAAAGTACAAAAAGGTAAGTTTTGCCAACAGCGGCCATGCTATCAACCTTTGTCGCAAACTCAACACCCAGTTCAAAACCAACAAGTTCACTGTGGTGTTGCTAAAATCTGGGGACACAGTATACCCCAATGGTCAATAAAGAAGAACTCACTCAGCGACTGATTGATCAACTTCAGGGCGAAGACCGTCCTGATTTTGAACATGCCCTTATGGTTTGGTGGCAGGATTGGCGTACTGATTCTGGACTGCGACTTACTACCGAAGGGCGAGACTTGTTGGACCTGCTGGAGTACGAATCCTATCAGTTCGAAATCCCCGTGGTCATTGCTGTGGTTCCCCGAAACCTGCTGATACTTGACAAGAAATTGACTTGTCCCTATCATATTAGACTGGGCAAGAAGCCTGTGTTGACCTTGTATGGCAGCAAGGAGGCCACTCTTTTTGCTCTATTTAATAACCCTGACAAGTTCATGGCCTTGCTTGCCCAGAGTTGACCAGAAAAACAAGATCGCTTATACTGTAATTACACCATCCCAATAACCCATAGGAAAGGAGCACACAATGCCCAGAATTGCAAAACCCTCGGTGGTTGCCTTCAAAGTCGTCCTAACGGAGTATGATCGGTTCAGTGGTCGGAGCCATTGGGATACGTGGTATTTTGACAACGAAGCAGAGGCTAAACAGGCTGCTATCGACTACAACACCAAGCACAATACCGCCGCAAGTGCCCCAGATTGGTATGTAAGGGCCGACTACGCAGGCTCTGTAAACTAAAGTTTACATTTTGTAACCCCGAAAAGTAGTACTTTTGTAGTACTACTTTTTGGTTGACCCGAAATAGCCATTTTGCTATAATATACACATGTTAAGAAAAAAGCGTTCGGATCGTAGCCACATTGTTTACTTCATCCAAATTGGACTGGAGTACTACATTGGTATCACTGCCAAGACTCAGCGCACTATCAACATGAGCCTGCGTAGTCGCATCAACAAGCATATCTATCGCTCGCGCACCGAAGACAAGAGCTGGAACCTGTACCAAGCAATTCGTGTTGCTGGCGAAGGCGCTGTTAACTATGCTATCATCGACGTGGTGCGTGGCAAGGATGCGGCCCACAAGTTAGAGCGTGAACTGATACGTGAGTACCGGCCTGCACTCAACACCGACGTTCGCGTCAAAGGAGAATAAAATGACAGTTTATATTGTTGTTTACCGTGGCACTGTGTATGGTGTCTATGACAGTCGCGAGAAAGCTCTGGCATCAGAGTACGGCGATCTCTACGATGCCGAAATCTTGGAAAGGGCTGTGCTATGACCGTCTATATTGTGATCCGCAACGACAAGATCGACTCGGTGTTTCTGACTCAAGAGCAGGCGCAGGCACACATTGACAGCATCAAGGGTTGGAACCTTTGGAAGATCGTTGAAAAAGACATTGAAGGAACATTGATATGATGAACACACGAATTCAAACATTGTTAGCCAAATTCAAAGAAACTGAATCAACACATCGCGGTGCTGAATGTTTGGCTGGTCTCGATGAAATTGAAAAATTCTCCGAGTTGATTGTTCGAGAATGTATCAAGGAAATGGGTCGCTATGAATTCATTGATGTGGCTATGCGTGAAGTAAAAGAACATTTCGGAGTTGAATGATGGAATTGAGTAAATTAGTAGGGCGTGATCAGCTACCGGGAGACGAAGTGGCATTTGATAGATTGGCAAAAGTATTCGCTAACCCTATGCCTGGTCCTATCAACTGCCAACGCAGACAGCGGGTTGAGCGGCCAGATGGTAAGACTGAGATATCAAATAAGAATGTTGAATGATGAACGAACGAATTAAAGAAATTGCGGCCAAGGCTGGTATCTATGGTGCTGTAGATATCAATGGAAATTACGAGAACGAAGCGGAAGTAAAAAAATTCGCCGAATTGATTGTGAGAGAATGTGCCGCACATTTACACCGCCGAGGTGTTGAAGGATTTGGTATTCTGGAAGAACGAAATCTAAAAGAGCATTTCGGAGTTGAATCGTGACCAAACTTTTTCGTACCCAACTAGATGATCAAATGGATGCACACATTGATCAAATTATAGAGCAACTGCAAGCTGTCAAGAATGCTCGAACCTACTTGCGAAAAAGTGCAGAAGTGGGTAAAATAGCAGAGCAGTGCCAGAGCTATGACAGTTATTGGACCGAGCGAATTTACAACTTGATGGACTAACATGAACAAAGAAATCGAACTCAAACCCGGCGAAGGCAACTACTATCGCGCTATGGCATTCCATTGGCTTATTGTTGCAGTGGCCATTGTGCCTGTGCTGTTGGCGCTGATTGTAGCAATTGTCAATCCGTTTTGGTTTCGTAACTCATTATTTGACTGGATCGAAACCAGAGTAAACCGATTGAGTCGCTGGAGAAATTATCAAAAGTATCACATCTATCTCGGATGTGATCCTAAAATGTGGCACACCCTCAAAGGAGACTTGAAATGACCATGCCCGCTGGCCGATACTACATTGGCGACTTGTGTTATGTAATGCACAACGAGTGGAAAGAGTGTTGCGAGTTGTTCTTCCCTTATGTGCCCGGTCAAAATTATGAGAGGCAAGTGGAAGGTGAGTTTACGCTAGCAGACGGTCGTCGCTTTGCTAGTTTTGGCACTGCATACGGCGATGGCTCTTACCGGAGCAATATTGGCACCGACCATAGTGTGGACTCCGGAAGCATTGGTTGTATTCGTGTGGAAGACATCCAAGATAAAACTTACGACCTTGAACGCCTTGTGCAGTTGGGCGCTATTGTAGATTTTGAACAACCTTTTGAAGTGGAAGCAGACTACGGATTGCTGAAGTTCGGACATGTGCAAATCGAAACTGCCGCAGACGAAGAAGAATACGAAGAAGAGGAAGTATGAGGGGTCTAAAAGGCTCTTACCAGTGCAAACATTGCGAGGGCCTGTTTACTGCTAGAGTAGCAGATAGACAACGTGGATGGGCTCAGTTCTGTAGCAAAAATTGCAAACAACACCGGCAAGAACAAGCAAAGAAAATTTGGAAAACACTTAGGAGGTAATATGCCTTGCATGAGTTATGACACAAACTGGGCTCGGACCAGCACCGATCGAGACATCAAGCGGCTCAAAAACGAAGCCGACAAACTGGCTCGTATTGCCTGTAAGGCCCTGGCGGCACTGGAAGAAATGGGCAAGGAAGATTTCCTGTTGCTCCGGGATGATGAGATCCGTGAGTGGTGGACCACACACAAAGAAGCTGACCGCAAAGCTCGAGCCGAAGCACAGGCTCGTCAAGACCGCAAGGAAGCCAAAGAGCGACTGCTGGCACGACTAACCGACGAGGAAAAAGCCCTGTTGGGACTAAAGAAAAAGTAGTACTTTTGTAGTACTACTCGTTGGTTGACCAATATTTCCCAATTTGCTATAATATAAGCATAGTAAGAAATAAGGAGCCGCAAATGGCACGAGAAACCAAAGCAGAACGACTGGCCCGCGAAGCCGCAGAGCTCGAAAAGCGTGTGGAACTGGCCAAGTCCACCTACACTGAGCGCATGATGGCAGTCCTGGATCGTGCCACTAAAATGAACTTTGAGATCGAAGTCAAGGACGCTAAGTTTGTGCTCAGCGACCGTGATAACCGCTACACTACCTTCTACGTTCTGCCTGCGTGGACTGAGTTTGCTGATACCAGTCTGTGGGAACTGGAATACAACGTGGAGGACAAGGAAGCAAAACGTGCCGAAGCCGAGCGCCGTGCCAATGTCCGTAGCGCCGCACTGAATAAACTCAGCCAAGAAGAACGCGAAGTGTTGGGGTTGTAAAATGAACGAACGAATTTTTGAAATCGTCCAAGGACTAAATGGTAGAGTTGGTTTAACCTGGGCTGAAGAGGACAAGGCAGAATTCGCCGAGTTGATTGTGCGAGAATGTGCTGATAAATGTTTAGCAATGGCCTATGTAAATCCAGGACCTCATCACTATGCGGCTATGATTAAAGAACATTTCGGAGTCAAATGATGAAATACGTAATAACCAAACAACACTACGACATGGCACCCGGAACTGTGGTCTATTCAGTGCCCAACATGGGGCCGGAGTTGTTCACGGTCAAGGAAGGCGTTTACATGGAACCTTACCTGCGTTTGGTTCCGCAGGAGAAAGTTGAGGCAGTAGATGAGTAAAAAGCGTGTGTTAGATCGTAACGATCACGTTGACATTGTTGACTTGTTTGACGGTCGTAGCCTAGACGATGTGATCATTGACCTGCAAAGCATGTTGCATCGGTACGAAGAAGAAATCTTCACCCATGACAAGCAAGTAAAATTCGAAACCGAATACTATGGCCATGACGGTGGCCTGGAGGTCTACGTGCGTGTGGATCGTTGGGAAACCGATGCTGAATACGACAAGCGTGTGGCCAAGGAATGGGCCGCGAAAGAAAAGGCTCGCCAAGCTCGTGAAACCAAAAAGGCTCGGGCACTTGCCACAGCGTTGGCCACGGAGCAAGAAGAACGTGAGTTGTTTGAAAAACTGAAACAGAAGTTCGGAGATGTTGCATGAGTGACAAGAAACGACGATATAAAGTTTGGGAAACCAAAGACGGTCGTGGAGAACTCATCCTTTATTTTGTAACCGATCGCTATAGCAAAGAAGAAGACGAGGACGGTTATCGGACCGTTGCAGAATTTCCGGTTGGTCCCCGACACGACAAAGATGAACAAGCACGCCGTGCCGAGGACTATGCGGCTTACATGAACAAGTTGGTCGAGGCTGCAGAGCAAGCATACGAGCACAATAAACTGATTAACATTTTGAAAGCGTAATATGAGCGTTATCACAGCATACAAATCAGAAGCAGATGGTAAGATCTTTGAAGACAAAAAGAAGTATCAGAACCATCTGCGTAAACTTGCACGTCACCGTCTTGAGCAAAAACGTTTGACTATTGCTCGCGAACAGGCTGATGCTGAGTGGGCTCCGCTGTACGAGCGTGAGCAATGCCTAGAAGACTGGGCTGTTATGGTTATCAACAACCAGCACCTGTTCTGGGCCGAAGCGGCACGTCACAATCACTATGACTGGGAACGAGTTGGCAAGGCTTTCAGGGGCAAAGGCATTCCCATGCCCTGTCCCAAACTGCTGGAGTTTACTGAATTTAATCTGGCATGGAGCGAATCAGTTAGCAACAGCCACTCATGCCCGCACAATGGTATGACCAACTGGGGTGGCCGTGTCCCGGGCGCACCGCGTGGTTATCCTGGCTGGAGTGGCCACATTGAATGGCTGATCGAGTGGCCCAAGGAGTGGGATGGTGTTTACCTAGGAGGCAATCTCTTTGGCGGCTTTGGTAGTCACCGAACGCGACCTCGTGCTTACACTGGCTCTGGCAGTGGTGGTGGTATGCACTACAGCAAAGAACACAAGTGCTATGTCCAATTATTCGGTTATAGTTTCAATATCTTTGCCGCTGACTGGCCGGGCCTGGCTCGCTACCGCGAAAAACAAGTGATGTGGAACAAGCTTGCTGACCGGGAGTTTGCGTGAACGAAGTCACTGACATCATTGATCGCCCGATCCGTGTGGGTGACTTTGTAGCGTTCTATGCCAACGTCTACCAAGTTCTAGGATTGGGTAAATCTCGTAACAATGGTGGCGCTACGGTAAAAATCATGTTGGCTGACCCCAGCGCCACAACTCGGCCCGTCAATAAGTTTAGCAAGGAAATGTGTGTGATTCCTGCAGAGGAAGTTACGTTCTGGCTGTTAAAAAGGAAAAATCAATGATTCCCGAAGAACACAAGGACGCCGTCATTGCAAATGGTTTGCATTTTATGCGAAGCATCACAGAAGCCTACGGTGCCGATGAAGGCATGCGGCTGTGGGAAACCATTGCCGGCACCTTGGACCCGGATGTGAAAGGGCAAATCTTCTTTGCCATGCTCACAGGCACTCACAACAACAGGATCGTGTTGCGCCGGGTAGGTCCCAACACTGACCGTGTGGCCCGTATCAAAGAGATTCGCAACTGGACTGGACTGGGTCTCAAGGAAGCCAAGGATGCGTCTGACATGGTCGAGTTAGGCAAACCCATGAGCCTCACAGTTCGACCACAAGATTACAGTGTGGCCGTTGTGGGCCTGCGTCGAGTAGGATTTGAAGTATGAGCAGAAGCCGCTGGGAATTTGTTAGGCGAGAAGGCAACATTGTGTTCATCCGGGACCTGGATCTCGGTGGGCGCAGTGTCACCAACGATGCTGAACAGGTATATGAGGAGTGCCGGAATATATTTGGCCCTTGCCGGGTGGTGTATCAAGATAGCCAAGGTGATTGGGCAGAGATGGTCAAGCACATAAACTGGATGGGAGAAACCATTGGATTCCGACCCTGGCACGGCTTGGTTTGGGACCGACTAACAAAGGTGGAATCATGAACGAACGAATTCGAGAACTTGTTAAACAGGCAGGCGGACATTTCTCCACTCACACTCTAACGAGCAATCCGGTACAATACCGAGAATCCATTGGGTTGTGGGACAACAATATTGAAAAGTTCGCCGAGTTGATTGTTCGGGAATGTGCGGATGTTGCGAATCAACACATGGAACATAACGAAGGCACTGATTATAATGTTGGTGGTAAGATTAAAGAACATTTCGGAGTTGAATGATGAACGAACGAATTAAAGAAATTGCGGCCAAGGCTGGTATCTATGGTGCTGTAGATATCAATGGAAATTACGAGAACGAAGCGGAAGTAAAAAAATTCGCCGAGTTGATTGTTCGGGAATGTGCTGACACAGTGTTAGGGTTTTATAATCAATTTGGTGATAGGGCCCATGCTGAGATTAGAGAACATTTCGGAGTTGAATAATGGCTAAAAAGAAACAGGCTAAAAAGTTCATGTACGGTGTAGGCTTCTACTGGGAAGGCGACAGCGGCTCAGTAGGGCTTTATTGTTACCATAGCGAAACATTCTACGGCACAATGGAACAGGCCCGCAACTTCCGTGATTATTGTCAGAATCAACCCGACAACAAGGGCAAGAACAAACGCACCTATAAAATCTTCCAACTTGTTGAGGTACCAGAATGAGTTGTAGACACGAAAGAACAACTGAACGTTGGGTTACTCGAGACTATTTTGGTGAAGAAATAGACGGAGAGTGGCAGTACGAAACAGTTAGTACAACTGTAGATATTGACCTACATCGTTATAAGTGTACCCAATGTGGCGAGATTATGTACTACTCGGGCCGTGCCCGAGAGTACTACGAAGAAGGTAAAAAATTCGAGTGGATCAAAGGACTCGATAAATGAACAAACGAATTCGAGAACTTGCTGAACAATGCTATCATCGGTACAGCGAGCATCACATTGATTTGGAAAAGTTCGCCGAGTTGATTGTCAAGGAATGTGCTATGCTTGTTGAGGGATTTATCCTTGAACAAGAAGTTGCCCTTGATGATTATCAAGAATATGAAGCAAGTGCAGTATTAAAAGAACATTTTGGAGTTGAATCGTGAAAGCAGTGGGATGGATTGAAAATGGAGAGGTGCGTTGGTTA